GGTGTTAAGATGGTGGCAAATTACCCATTAATTTTTGCCAATAAAAATACTCTTTTACCAACTGGTGATTTTATTTGTGAAATTTCAGATGTTGCTGCTTCCATTGTAAGAGATTCATTCTCGTCTGGTAAAGCTAAATTACTTTATTTGACGGAGGTAGAACTTGAGACTCTTTAAACGAAACGCACAACTACTTATCGGAAAAATTGGTGAAATAGGAAGATTGCTCGAAGGTGTTCGTATTTCTTTTGAAATAGAAATGACAGACAATCGCACAACCAATACAGCAAAGATTGATGTGTACAATTTGTCTCAAGAAACCATTGGATTGTTAGAACAAAAAGACACGTCATGCATTTTGAAAATAGGATATGATGACGAAGAATTAAGTACTTTATTTATTGGAAATATTGTTGAATTTGAACATGATTTTACAGGTTCAGATGTTATTACAAAGATTACTTGCAAAGATGGTTATATCCCTTTGACAGCAAAAAAATTATCTTTGTCATTTGCAGCAGATTCAACAACTAAGCAAATTATTGATAAAATAGTTGCAGAATTAAATTTAACCAAAGGTGATTATTCTGCAATTCCTAGTTATGTTTACAAACAAGGTTTCTCTTTTATAGGGTCTCCTGGAAAAGCTTTAGAGTTAATCCTTTCTAGAATCGGATACGAATGGACTATTGTAAATAATGTCTTAGTAATATCAAAAGAAAATGAGTCGAACAACACGACTATAATGCAATATTTGTCTCCTTCTACTGGACTTTTAGATAAGCCAAAAAGATTTAAAGACAGACAAATTAGAGTAATAAAAACATCAGCGACAAAGAAAAATAAGTTGCTTGACGGGTGGAAAATAAAATCGTTAATAATTCCTTCAATTCAACCGAAGTCTTTGATCAGTGTTGAAAGTGAAGAATTAGAAGGAATCTTTTTAGTTAAAGCGGTCAAATTCTCAGGTGATACTCACGACAACACTTGGTATGCCGAAATTGATGCAATACAAAAACAATAAAATGGATATTACAGAACTTTTAAACATAATTGTATCGAATAAAATAGCTGAGATGCATATCTGTATGCCTGCAAAGATTATTTCTTATGACTTTGCTACAAGAAAAGCATCGGTCCAACCATCGCTAAATCAAAAATATAGTGACGATGAAATTTTAGTTTTACCAGTTATTCACAATGTCCCTGTAATGCAACCTGCATCAGGTGGAGCTTCTGTGAATTTTCCTGTGAAACCAGATGATAATGTTTTGTTAATTTTCTCTGAAAGAAGCCTAGAACAATGGTTACAGGATGGAAAACAAGGAACTCCTGATGATCCTAGACAAAACAACTTAACTGATGCTGTGGCACATATCGGATTGAATCCTTTTAATGTTGCATCGGCTGCCGAGAACAATGACGATCTTCTAATTGCTTTTGATGGATCAAAAATAAGATTAAAACCAGACGGAGTTGTTGAAGCAGAAGCTTCTGAGATAGATTTGATTGCAGACAATGTAAATATAACTGCTCCTGATGTAAATATTGACGCAACTAACGTTACTGTCACAGGAAAGTTAACTGCTGCAAATTTAGAGGCAACTTCAGAAATGAAAAGTGCTACAGCTTTAATTGGTGGCAAAGATTTTGCTACTCATACTCATTCAGGCGTAACGCCGGGACCAGGAATTACAGGACCAGTATCATGAGCACATTAGCATTAAATTCAGACAACGATGTTTATTTTACTTCAGCAGGAAGACTTGTAACTATCGATAATAAAAACTCTGACGACGAAATTTTACAAAGAATTAAAGTCAGACTAAGATTTTTTAAAGATGAATGGTTTCTTAATTCAGAACACGGTGTACCATATTTCAGGGACATTATTGAAACCGAAGCATCTGACGTTTATATTTTAGGAAGTAAGTCTCTCGATTTAAATATTTTAGAAAGTATTTTTAGAGAGCAAATTCTAGACGTTGAAGGTGTAAAAGGACTAATAGAATCAAGTGTTGATTATGTAGGAGCAGAAAGAAAAATAACTTACTTTTTTCAAGCTGTTTCGATAAACAATACAAAAATTACTGATAATTTAATCGTATTATAATATGCCAGATTATGGAGTTACAATCAATGGTTTTGTAAGAAAAACCCAAGAGCAAATCAAAACTGATTTGGAAACAGAATGGAAGAATAGCTTAGGTCAAGATCAAGATCTAAGTGAAGATTCTCCTAATGCTATCCTTATTGGTTTGGTTACTGAAATGGCTGATACATTATGGCAAACAGCTGAAGACACTTATAATTCATTGAATAGAAATAGTGCTGAAGGTGTTCCATTACAAAATGCAGTTGCATTAGTTGGAATTACAATTAAGGATGAATCGAAATCAACTGCGAATGTAAGTTTCAGAGGAGATAATGTCACAAATATTCCTGCAAATACTCAAGTTAAACAAACTGCTACAGGATTAGTGTTTAAAACACTCGAAGCAAGTCAAATATCTTCTGATTTTTGTAATTGGATCCAATTACAAGTTAACTCTGTTGCTAACTCAACCCCATATAGACTTTACATTGATGGAAACGTTTACACTTACACAAGTGATGGTTCTGCAACTTATGCTGAAATCATTGCCGGATTAAAAGCTGTTGTAGAAGGTGCAACCATCGGTTTGACAATTACTGATGAAGGAACCGGATTAATGACAATCCAAGCGACTGACAAAGATGATGTTTATGACATTGCCGGAAGTTCATATTTCACTACAGGAAAAGTTCAAACTGTAATCGAAGTTGAATGTCTCGATTTTGGTCGTAATGAAGTATCTCCTGAATCAATTATTGAAATCTCTACTGCTGTTTCAGGCCTTGATTCTGTAATAAATTATTATGAAGGTGAAGCTGGAAGAAGTATTGAAGAAGATCAAGAATTAAGACTTAGAACTCAATCAGATATTGCTGTTTCAGGATTCAATTTCGTTGATGCAATCAGAGCTAAAGTTCTAAACGATGTACCTGGAACTTCATATTGTAAAGTTTATGAAAACGATACAATGGAAACTGATGCCAACTCAATACCAGCTAAGTCTTGGGAAGCAGTAATCGATGGTGGTTCTGATTCAAATATTGCTGAACTTCTTTACAAAATGAAGATTGCAGGAATGAGATCAAGTGGTTCTGAAACTGTTGAAGTCAAAGATGATACCGGAGTTCCTCACAATATTAGATTTACAAGACCTACAAATCTTTACATGTGGGTAAAAGCTACAATCAACTCTTACAATGAGGAAGAGGACTTTCCAGCAGCTGGAGAAGCTGCAATAAAAGCTGCGATGTTAGCTTATTCTGCTAGATTTAATATTGGAGACATTATTGTTGCTCAAAAATTCATCACTCCTGTATTTGAGGTTGAAGGAATTGGTTCTGTAACAATAACTATTGCCTCTACAGCTTTACCAGATGATGTTCCGTCTTATGGATCATCAAATATCAATTGCACAATCAGACAACAACCTAATTTTGATTTGAGCAGAATGGTCGTAGTATTATGACACTATATACAGACATAAAATCATTAATACCTGAGCAATATAAGGATGCACCTAATTTAAATGCAATCCTTGAGATATTTTCAACTCCATTTGATGATTTGAAAGTAGTTTTTACTGCTCTGAAAAATATCTTGAATTTAGAATCTGCCGAAGGTGCACAACTGGATTTAATCGGAGCTATTGTTGAAGAAAAAAGAAATGGTCGATTAGATCCAGATTACATTATTGGAATCCGATTTAAGATCTTTAAAAATACTTCAAGAGGATTTGTTGATGATGTTGTAAAAGCATTAAAATTTATTACTTCAGCAACTAGAGTAATCTACTCTGACAATCCTCCAGCTAGTTACACGATTTATACAGATGGAACAGGATTGACTGATGATGTTAAAATTTTGATCGATAAATTGACAGCAGCTGGTGTTTCTGTATTAGTTTTTGCTTCAGATGGAGAAACTCCATTTATTATGACTGAAATTGTTACAGCTCAAGCAAATTTGGTCGATGATTTAGATCAGCAAATAGTTGACGATACAGGAAATAATATTGTTGTGGATTATCAAACATCTTCTGACACTCTTCAGCAAATTTTTGGTGGAAGAGGAATGGGAGTTATTGAGGTTTTGACTTTGGTAACAGATACCGGAGATATTTTGGTCACAGATACAGGAGCTCCAATAGGGGTTTATGATGCTGATCAAGATATTGTTGATGGTGGTAAACTCAATATTGTTTACCAATAATTCTGTTTCAAATTAAAAATTTTCAATTTAAAGTAAAACAGTAAAATTTATCAATTAAAAATATCAAAAAATGTCGGTAAAACCATCAGATATTGTAAAGTGGGCATTAAATGCAGCGAATGAAACTAGACAAGGTGGTTCTAATAAAGTATCACCTCCAACTGAACTTCAAAATAATGGTTCTTTAGATGGTGAATTATCTTTGAACCATTTTAATTGGATGATGAATGCTTTAGGTTTATGGTCTCAATTCTTAAGCGATATGGCCGTAACTTCAGATGGTGCAGGTGTCGGTTTAACAAAAGACGATCATTTTGCTTTTATTGTTGCTGCAGATAAAACTGCTTTATCAAAATACATTATTGCAATTGCTTTTAAATCAGGGTCTGGTGCAGCAACAACCCAGGTAATTCAAAGTGCAACATTAACACTCGGAACTCCTAATGCAAATGGCACGATAGCTATTGCCGGAGCAACAAGTTCTAACATCGTGGCATTTAGTTTAAACTTCAAAATTAGTTAGGAAAATATGACAAATATTACATTAGACGGTTTACCAGCAAAAACAGGCACAATTTCTGATGCAGGAATTATTCACTATCGTGAAGGTGGTGTTGATAAAAAAATGACTGTTGCAGATTTTTTAATTAGAATCTCAGAAGAATATTCTACTGATATAAATACTTTTTTAGGTGCCGCTGATAAAGCAGCAGGACGAGCTGCTTTAGGAATTGCAAGACGAACCGCTGTAAACAATTCTGATTACACAATTCTATTAACTGATAAAGTTGTTGCGCAAACAGGGACTATGTCTGCAGCTAGAACTTTTAGTTTACCGGCAGCTTCTACTTATCCAGCTGGTGAAGAATTAATTGTTGAAGATGAATCAGGAACTGTTACAGCAACAAATATTATTAGTATTGTAAGAAATGGTTCAGATACAATTGATGGTTTAACTTTAGAAGTAATAAACGAACCTTATGGATTAGTTAGATTAATTTCTGATGGTACTAGTAAATGGAAGAAAGTTAATGCCGGACAAGCTACAATTAGTAAATTCGGTTTAAGATTATTACCGACTCAGATAATGCATAAAAATAATGTGTCTGATGCCAATAACGACATTGATTTCACAATAGGAAGTTTCGTTTTTGATGATGGAACAGGTGAAGGTTATTTAACTACAGCATTGACTAAAAGATTAGACGCCGCATGGGCTGCTGGAACAAACCAAGGTGGATTAGATACTGGTGCAAAAGCAAGTGCATCAACTTATCATTTACACGCAATTTGGAATCCTACAACAAAAACAGCTGATATTTTATATTCACTTTCTGCAACGGCTCCAACTATGCCTTCAGGATATACTAAATCTGCTAGAATTGGATCTGTTGCAACAGATGGAAGTAGTAATCTTTACCAAACATCATTTTATTTTAACGTTGTTACAGCTAAAGGACAAATTCTTATTCATCAATATACTGACGTTATTACTACTACAACTACAGTTCCGTATGATGATACTAAACCTCAAAATACTGAAGGCGGAGCAATGATGGCTGTAACTATTACAGCTAAAAAAACAACCAATATGGTTAGAGCAAAGCATATTGGTTATTATGAAGCATCTACACCTTTAAGAGCTATTGCAGCTATGTTTAAAGGTGCAGCTGCTGATGCAGTCGTAACAGGAAGATCAGGAAATATTACTTCTCAAGGAACAGCAGGACCTATTGTATTAGAATATCAAGATATTATCGGAACAGTTTCAGCTACAACTTATTCGGTTAGAGCTGGTTGTGAATCAGCAGGAACATTAACATTTAATGGAAGTACTGGTGGTGGAAGAAGATTTGGTGGTACTAGTTGTGGATTTTTAATTTTAACTGAAAATGAATTTTAATTTATGCCGAACTATAGAAAAATATTAGCCAAACATTATCCAGATAAAAAATGGACTGCATCAGATAATTTTACTTATGATCAAATAGATTGGGTTGATGAAGATGAAAAACCTTCTAAATCAACGTTAGATAATTTAGATGAAAATTGGAATTTAACAGATGCTATTTCTAATAAATTATTAGATCTTGATCATTATCATTTTGGTAATTCTGAAATTCGTCAATGTAAAATCAATAATTATTTTGTTTTACAATTATCAGGAGAAGGTCGTTCATTGATTCAAGAGCAAATCGCTCTTCTTGCTCAAAAAATTAAGTTAAATTTAGTTGCTGAGGAAGACGCGTCATTTGAATACTTCTACAATGGAGGTTCAATTGAAATAACATTAGTTCAACTCAGACAACTTTATGTTGCAATGTTGGATATTGTTAATTCAAACTATCAAAATTACAAAGCAGAAACTTACTTAATTAAAAATTTAGGTTCTGTTGGGGCTGTGGAAAGTCATGATTTTACAGTTAATTATTTGAAAAATCAGAATATTAATCTGTAAAGTTTTATGAAGAAAAATCTTAGTGTTTTGTACAATAAAGAGCAAATTCAAAATGCTATAGATAAATTAGATAGAAACAAAATTCACATTTTGTATTTTTCTTACTACTTTAATTTCCACAATGTTTATCATAATCCATTGTTACTTACAACTAAGATCTTAAATTTCTTCAGTGGTAAACCTTCAATTGATCATGTAAACCATGTGTGTCGATTCATTTTTGATGAAGAAAATAACATTTGGGTTTCAAAAGTATTTGAAGCAACAATGGAACGAGGTATGGAACAAAATGATTTATTTGACAAACTTAAATCATTCCAGGGCATTTGTTATATTGAAACTTTAGATAAAAATGTTGACAAAGTTAAAGCAAAAGCTTTTGAGATTCTTTATACCGGAGTTCCTTACAGTAAAGAACTTGCCGCTTTATCTGGAATTGACATTGAGAGATTTGATAAATTTTCTCAGCCTAAAACAGACGGTGGATTTTGTTCATGGCTTGAAGCATTGTTTTTGATTGATCAAGGAATTGATTTGTCTAAAATACAAAAGGGAAACCCTTTAGAAATAACTCCGACAGATTTGTTTTTAGCAGATCTTGGTGAAAAGAAAGTATTATACAGAGATTAATTATGATTTCAATCAGAAAAATCAAAGAAAAATTATTTTGCCCTTTAGTAAGCTCGTTAATTCAGGTCTTTATTCTTTATGTTTTGTTTTTTCAGTTCTTTGAAATTAAAGATCATTATTATTCGTCAATTTCTAATGCCAGGATTAGAGCTAAAATTGAGTCTAGGATAAATGAATGTGGAAAAGATTATTGGTTAACCTGGATCGTTCTGGATGGAAATAGTTCAAAAGAAAAGTACTTTTTTCAAGATGTTATCGGATGTTCAGGAAAACCCGGAGAATGTGCTTTTTCAGTTAAAGAAGCAAAACTAAATAAATTTTACAACGAAGAATTTCATAAAGTTGACAAAAAAACTTATCAGTTTTTAATGTCAATTGAAAATGGAGTTTCTGGATATTACAAAGATATGTCATTTTTAAAAAACTTTCCAGCAATCAATGAAGTAATAAATAATTCCAATAAAACTATTTACGAATTAGGAATTTCAGTTACAAAAGATCTTAGAAGAAATCTTGTTTATGTCTTTGCGATGACTAATACTTCCAAGGAGAATAAGAAATGTGATAAAGATCAAATGATCTTTATTTTGGAAGACTTGTCAATCTATGCAAAGGAGAATTTGTAATGTTATCAGCAGTATTTTTTGAAAAAGCGGTATGGGCGTTTTTTGCATTAGTTGCTTCGTTGATAGCTGTTATTTATAAGCTTTTCAATGGAAGTCTTCAAAAGGACCTTAAAATCCAAAAAGAAGCTATTAAAGAAGAACTCGAGACTAAATTTGAAGCTAAATTTAATAAAAAGATCGAAGGTTTAGAAGATGAAGTTGGTAAATTGAGAGATGAAATTAAGTCATTCAAAAAGCACGAAAACAACAATGCTATTTATCAAACTAAACTTTTAAAGAAAGTTTTATTTAAGTTAGATGAACACAATCCTGAACTTTTTAACGAGGCGGCAGATGAAAGCTAGAGTTCTAGATCATTTTGATTTATGGCTGAAACTTTTGCTTAAATATTTTAATACCCATACGACTATAGGTAAAATATTTTTCTTTGAGATCGGGTTGTCAATTTTATTTTGGTCAATTATAGTTGGTGTTTATACCGGACAAGCAATCTATGATTGGATCCATTTATCAATAATTTGCAGATAAGTTTTATGAATAAGTTTTTAGAATTTTTACAAGGATCATCTGGTGAAATGTCTTCTAAGAGATTAGGTTACCTTTCAACAATTCCTGTTTCGTTAGCAGGAACCATTTGGATTTGTGATAGATTAATCGATTCAAACAACGCTGCTATGGCTGTGCAAGTATGGGATAGCTTCCTAATATTTTCTGCAGTGCTTGGTGGATTTGTTTCTGCAGAATTAATACCAACTATTGTTGCGTCTTTCAGGGGTAAAATTGCTTCTGTAAGTAAACCTAAAAAAGATAATCAAAATGTGGAAAATAATACTTAGTGTTTTTGCTTTTATCGGATCAGTTGTTGCTATATTCTTAGGTGGCAAAGCTAAAGGAGCAAGTAATGAACAACAAAAACAACTCAAACAAGAAAATGAAAATACAAATCAAAACCTTAAAATCAACAAAGAAACTGCTGATATGTCTTTTGATGATAAGTCTGACTTCTTGCTTTCCAAGCAGAGAAACAAGAATAATTAGCGATTTTTGCCAGCTTCACGAACCATTGAATGATGAATTGGAACCTGAAGTTATTACGTATTGGAAAAAAGAGAAAGAAATTATCTCTACAAAAAACAAATCAGGTGGTGTAAAAACCCCTGAAGAAAAGTTTGTAGAGATAATGATTGATTATGCCGGAACTAACGACAAAAAATATTATGAAAAGAAATGCGATCAAATTAATTCTAATTAGCTTCATAAGTCTTTTATCTTCTTGCGATATTCTTTTAGCAAAAGATTTTAGTTTTAATGTAGGGGTTTCTGCTATTTATGCAAACATCAACGATCCAAAGTATGATTTTGTCAATAAATATGAGACCGTTAAAGATCCTTTGAACTCAACCAAATCAATAAATACTGGAATTACAAAGTCATTTGACAATTTGAATGTCACAATCCAGACTAATCGACTCATAAACTTCCCACTTACAAGAACTGTTGTTGATAAAAAGACTGGAATTACTTTACAAAACAAGTCTAAAATTACTAGTGATACATTACTTGTAGGCTACAGATTCGGAAGATTTGTTCCTGCATTATTGGTTTCAAATACTAAGTTGGACAAGTCACTTTATTACAAAGGTAATTTTCAAGGAAAGCAAACAAATCATGCAATTTTGTATGGTTTAAACTTTGGTTATTTACTTTCAAGAAATACCAATGCTTCTTTGATTTACATTGCACCAAATAAGGAATTGAACCTTGAAAGTGCGATCGGCTTAGGATTCAACTATTTATTTTAAAAACCAATGCAATCAGTTATGTTGACAAAAGAAAGTTTAAGAAGACCAAATTTCACCCCAGATGAGTTTTTTAACAGTGATACGGTTTATCGTTTAAATCACGATGCAAATCCAAATAACGACATTAAAAACTATCCTGGGCAAGAACAAGCAGTGCTTCCTGCGTTAATGTCCACAGCAGATATGCTTCAAAAGATGCACGGAATTTTACTTCCTGAGTTTTTAAGAAGACAGAAAGCTGGATTAATTGTTGCTTCAGTTAAGTTCTTCATTAAGATCAACTCTGCATACCGTTGCTTAGAACTAAATCGTTTGATAGGTTCATCAGATAATTCTCAACATGTTCAAGGACTCGCAGCTGATATTTCATCATCTTTTGGAACTCCTGAAGAAATTATGAAATACCTTTTTTCAGTTAAGTTTCCAGCTGATCAATGTTTCTGTGAAGGATCATGGCTTCATTATTCTTGCATGATGAATCAAGAGAAAAACAGAATGATGTATGGTTATTATTTGCCTAATTCAAAAGGCGTAAGAAAATTTAAAGCGATAAAATAGTTTACTATTAAGTAATTTAATAATAAATTTAAAATCATATAATAATTTTAAATAATTTAAAAATATGCCAGCAATTAAAGTATTGGATGCATCATCAGGAAGTGCAGAATTTAAAACAGCAGATAATAAGATTTCTTGGCAACTTGTCATAACAGGATCTCCATCTGCTAATATCAAAGCATTTATTCAAGATAAAGAAAATGAAATAAATGCTGCTTTTTTAAAAGTCAGTTGTTCAAACTGGAACGGCGCATCTGTTGCTTTGAAAGCAAAAACAAATCATATTGATGATTCTTTTACAGAAACTGGACAAGTTTTTTCAGCAAATAGAGCATCAGCACTTTATTATAATTAAAAGGAGTTATCGATGTGGAGTCAAATTTTTGGATTGATTATTGAT